TTTGCCTATTTGGTGAAGGCCATGCCCCGTGGGTGCCAGACTGTCAGGTTGAGGGACACGGATTTGCGGGAGCGGTATCACCCCCAGGTTTTGTGGGAGGCGTTGACGGGGTTAGCAGGGCAGGGGTTGATTAGGCGGGGTGGGAAAACACGAAGCTGGGGGTTGATCTGGGTCAACCCGTATGTGATCCGGCACCACTGGCTCCATGGGCAGCGGTTGGATGAGGCCCTGGAGGCATACCGGCAGGGACCCAGTGGATTGGCGGAACTCTTGTCGAAGGGCAAGCATGACAATGGGGCCAATGCCTTCGGGATGAGTGACCAGGAACGTCTTGAGACCGCCACTAGGCTAAGAGAGATGCGCCTGGAAGAGAAGAGGCTTCTAAGGGAGAGATCCAGTCTCAAGAGAGAAAAGAAGACATAAAAAAGCCACCCCTGCGGGTGGCGTGGTGGGTAATGGGTTGGGGTTATGGCTTCAAGAGAGGGACCTCTCGGTTGATCCTTTTGATCTCGTAGCGGATCGACTCCATGCGTTCCTGGATGTCGGAGATGGACTTGATGGCATTATCCCGCAAATCTTCCAGGTCGATGATGGCGCGGGTCATCTCCCCCAGCGTCAGTTTAAGCATCAGGGTGGGGTCCATAGTCTAGTCCTTGGATGCCTTCAGTCGTTCATCCAGAACCTCCAGCAGCAGATCCATGAGCTTCGCTTGGCGCGATAGCCGGGACTGCTCTTCCGGGTTGACCTTATCCCAGAGTTCCGAACTGATGAAGTTCATCAGGTGGATGTAGCGGTCATCCAGTTGGTTGCGCTCGTCCAGAAGACGGGCAAGATGGGTTGCGCTCACGACTAAGCCCTCCTTTTGTGGGGTCCACCTTCATAGCCATAGACCACGAACCAGGACCCTTCGGCATCCGTGAAGGCAGCGATGTCATTGGGTCCTACCCCGCCCGGGTGGCCTACAAACTTGGGCAGGATCCGGTGCCGGATGGTCTCCCCGGTCGCCAAGGTCTCATTCTCATACTCGCAGAACTCAGGGAGATCGCTCAGACGGTTCTTGTCCAGACAGTTATTATTCATGGGGTCTGAAGCCTCCAAGGGTTGGGGGTCTCGCCCAGATACCTGTAGCGGTCGGGGTCATAGGTGGCACCCTTCACGTTGGGCTGGTCCTGGTCCTTGGCCGCTTCCGCCGCCTGACCACCCCGGGCAGAATCGACCCAGGAGACCGAAGTGGGCTTCGGACCTTCAGCGGCCTGGACGATCTGGGACTGGATAGGGAGTGCGGTCCCGGGAGTCTTCTGGACCGGATCCGTCCAGGAGGCCGGGATCTTCAAGGAAGCCGGTTCGACCTTCGGGTTCGGCTTTAGGTCCCTGGAACTCGGGGCGGGACTCAGAGTGGGGGCTGACATCGGCTGGATCGGGCCCAGCCGCTCCGCGATGAAGTTCATCAGATACTTGGCCTCGTTGTGCCGCTCGTAATCGGGCAGGTTAGGCAGGATCCTGATGGCAAGATCCAAATAGTCGAGTTCGTTGCTGTTGGGTTCAGGCATGGGTCACCAGAATTTGATGATGAAGTGGATGACGGTGTAGATCCCCAGGATTGGGAGCCCCAGCCCTATGACTAGGACTCCACAACCAGCCAGGAAAGGTGCTACTCACCTGTCTTTGCCCATCAAAACCCCCGGGGCATGGTGAAGCTGGTCACCATCTCATGCACCAGATTCTGGAGTGCGATCAGGGCCAGGGCCTGTTGGGCAGGGCTCTCGAAGCGGGGCGAGACATGGGCGACCATGCTGTCCCCATCCGATTCGTGCAGCCGGATCTCCAGGACCAACTTCCCGGTCTTCGGGGGCTTGCCGGCATCCTTGATCTTCACGGCAAACACCCGCTTCAGTTCCTTATGGACATCGGCGGCGGTCGCGGGACCGATCTCCACGATCTGGTAGCATTCAGGCATACCCTTGGTGCGCTGAGACTCGAAAATCTTCAGGGCCATAGCCTCGTCTTCGGCCAGGCACGTTCCACGGGACTTGCCGGTCCCGTCCACTAAGCGATACTTAAGCATCAGATGAGCCCCCAAAAGAGGTGGAGTGATTCCACACTCTCAAGATAGGCTCATCCTAGTTCAGCGCAAGTGCTAATTGATTTTATTTTTCAGGTCTTCACCGGCCTTCTGGGCGGCATCAAGCACGGCACTCGCTTTGGCGGCATTCTTTCGGGTGACGAAGCCCCCGAACAGGGCCCCCAGCGAGAAGACGCAGACCCCCAGGATGACGTAGATGAAACAAGTCATGTTACCTCCGGTGTGCCAACAGGCTGATCAATTCATCGGTTCCGACCCCAAAGGCGATCCCCTGGAACCGGCCCTTCCAGGTCCCAGCCTTGTTGGCTGCCAACTGGGCCTGATAAGCGATTTCCTTCAAGCGGCACTCATTCTGGAGATCCACGATGGCTCCCTCCAGGCCCTTGATCTTCCCAGCCTGGGCCTGGTTGACCCCTTTCAACTGGGCGATCTCCAGCTTCTGTGCCGTTACCAACTCGTATTCGATGACCCCCGGGGTATCGGGAAGGGCGGGAACTGTTCCCAAATCGGGACCTGTGGGGGGTTTCTGAACAACCTTGGCCTTCGCCGCCGCCAACTTGGTCTCCAGATCGGCTACCCGGACATCGGAAGCATCGGCCTGACCTTGCAGATCCTGGATCCGGGTGTCGTAGTCGGCATGGACCTTCGCCAACTCGTCAGAGACCTTCTTGGCTACTTCCACGGAAGCGGTCTCGGCCTCAGCACCCTTGACGGACTTCCCTGAGTGCAGCATGACTCCGCAAGTGAAGCCGGTGGCGAACACTAGGGCTACGATGCCCAACTGGTATTTAAGATCCATGGCTCAACCCTCCAGGATGGGACGGTCCACTGGAATCAGAGGGCAACCCTTCTTGTATTCGACCGCCCAGGTCTTGCTCTGGGGCAGGTTCAACCCCAGCCAGTCCAGGAACCGCTGGAAATGGGGCGCGATCTCTTCCGGGGTCCACTCCGTCTGACTACCGCCAAGCCTCATCTGGATTCCGCTGAAACCGAACTGGGTCATCAGGTAGCCGCTGTCTAGCACCAGTAGACCATAAGACTCGTCCTTGACCATCCAGTGGATGGGGAGGCCATCCTTCCCTAGGATCTCCACCCCCTCCATCTTCTCCAGATACTCGCGGAACTGGACTAGAGCCTTCTCGGGGTGGATCGGTCCCTGGGCCTTGGGAATCGGGGCCACAGACTTCTTGGGTTTGGGCACACATGCCTCCGTTATGCTACTCGTTGATGACACTGGCACCGAATGGGCCAGACGTTTGAAGGCTCATCATCGGGAGGCGAGGGGTCAACCTCGGTCTCCACCCAGGGAGTGTCGGTGTCGATGACAACGAACCGGCCCCTCCCATCGGTGACGAGAGCCTGGGAGCAATTCAGCTTGGCGATAACCATAATAACCTCCATTGGGATAACCCCAATTAAAGTATCGGTCGCCAACCCTGGACAAACAAGGGGAAAAGACGTAACTTGAGTACGGGAATAAACCCCTTTGGAGATCCTATGACCCATGAACCCACCCCCTTCCCCAAGCTGATCGACACCCATGGGGCTGCCGACCTCTCTGGGCTGTCCGAAGCCCTCCTGATCACCCTCCGAAAAGAGCAGAAGGGTCCGAAGTGCATCAAAATCGGTCGCCAGTATCTGTATGACCCGGAAACGGTCGCTGCCTGGCGCAAGGACCTGAATCTGTAACCTATCAAGCCTCCAAGATCGGCCCCCTTTCGGGGGCCTTTCTTTTAAGTGTGCCCTTCCGCTTTGGCGAAGTGGTTGGTGGCACCATCGAAGTGCAACTGGAACTTGAAGCCAGCCTTCCCATTCCGGTTCTTCAGCACCTTGATCCAGGTCGGATCCTGTTCATCAACCTTCGAGACTTCCTTCTGGGTCTCCCAGGGGGCCCGATCAACCCCATTCTTGGCCTTGGCCCCATACAGAGCCAGGATCGTCTGGGCATCCTGCTCCAACTGACCGGTCTCCCTGAGATCCTCCATCCCGGGTTCCCCTTCGGCCCCGTCCCGGTTCACTTGGCACAACAGGACGATGCAGATGCCCAACGTCTGGGCCAGGGACCGGATCTGACCGGACAACTTGGCCGCTTCGTTGTAGACACTGGACCCCTTGCCCGGGTCAGGCCGACCGATCAGGCCGAAGTAGTCAATGCAGACCATCTTGATGCCATGTCTCAGGACCGCTCCACGGATCTTGGATTCGATCCGGCTCCAGGGGGTTCGACTGGGGGCAGCCCAGACGATGACCCTGTTCAGGTGGTCCCGGTGGTCGTTCAGGGTGCTGACTTCATGGGGACCATAGTTGCCCTTCCAGAAGGCTCCCGACCGGTGCATGGTCACCCAGGAGGCAAGACGGGCATGAACCTCCACCTTGGGCAATTCCAGACTGATGAACAGGCACTTATCCCCCGGGATCATCTCTGTTTCGGGTCCATACTGCCCCACAAAGGTCTCTGGGCGGTCGGCAGTGGTCTCACAGAGCGTCTGGATCACCAGGGCGGTCTTGCCCCGCCCAGGTCGTGCACAGATGATCACCAGATTCCCGCTGGAGGCCGGGATCTCTTCATCCAGGTCTCCCACTCCGAAGTAGGCAAGTTTTGCCGAGTTGGGATCGACCGCGAACCGTTCGTGGGACGCAACCCTCTCCATGATCTCATCCCCGCAGGGGGTAGGGGCATCATCACCCCCAGCCATGATGTCCAGGGCCTCCCGGGCCGCTTCGTAGATGATCTCCTGGTGGTTCTCCATGGGGTTGGCGGCCTTTTCGGCAGCGATGGAGAATACCCTGACCGCTTCCCTCCGGTGGAACAGATCGACCAACCGCTTGCCCATGGGGATCGGGTCCCCGATGTATTTGATATTCTCAAAGGAAGCACTGTATTCACCCAGTTCCTTGGTGTTCTTGATGATCCCCATGGCTCTGAGTTCCCCCAGGATCAACTGGAACTCAGGGCAAGTGCCACCATTCACTAGATTCTTCATGGCCTTGAACCAGTTCCGGGTCATCGGGAAACCAAGGGCCTCCACGGGGACCAGACTGAGGGCCTGATGCCCATCTGCCGCCCCGGCTTGGAGCGAGTCCATGACCGCATAGACGAAATCCTTTTCGGCGCTCTCATCGAACAGCCCTTCGTAGTTCACACTGCCTCCTGATGGGTGATGCGCTCTCGCGCTTGTGACAGATAATCCAGCCAGACCTTCTGGGGTCCCAGGAAGGTAGCCAAGGCTTTCACATACCGCTTGGTCTTCGCCATGTCCTGGGTATACAGGAAGGCGCACATGGCGAGTTCCTCCCCGTTGGCTTCCCTGGTCTTCAAGGTTCTCTCGTAGAGAGAACGGACCTTGGTGCTGGAGGTGTAGGGTGCTGACGAACCATCGTATTGCTTCCTGGGCCACACCTCACAGAGCCTTGAAACCCAGACATCTACAGCACCGTCAGGTGCGGCTTTTGACATATCTTTTTCTATACTCTTCTCTTCTCTTCTATATGGCATGTGCTTAGCACTTGCTAGCACTTGCTTAGCACTTGCTATAGATGTAGATCTGGCGCGGCCTCCAGAGGCACCTGCAAACTTGCGAGATACCCTCTCTTTATCTTTTTCAGTACGTTCCGTGTTGAGCCGTTCATTAACAAGTCGCCCAGGAAGGATCTCAATGAAGCACTTGCTTAGCACTTGCCAAGCACTTGCCATAACCTCTTCGGGGCACCCACAGATGTCGGCAAGTTTTGCCTGGTCGTTGGGGATGCACCCTTCAGCCCAGCATTCATCCAGGAGATCCCGGTAGAGTCCCCGTTGGATGTAGGTCATGCGTTGCACGGTACGGCTGGCCCGGAAATCCTGCCAGAACCATTTGTAGTAGGGTAAGGGCGGTAGGGTCATCGAAAGGTGCCAAGGTGGACCCACCCCCCCCCGTTGTTTGGTCGAGTTCTGCCGCACTGGCAGACAAACAGGGGGGGGGATGGGAAGTCAGGATGGGGGTTTGTTCGGACTCGACTCCGACCACCCTAGAATAATCTACCGGGACCTCTTGTCAAGGACCAAAGCGGAACGTATCTTGATCTCGCCCCAGCGTTGTTCTCCCTCTCGCGGGAGAGAGACTCTATCCCAATGGATTGTGCTGCCGCCCGGGGCAAGAGAAACAGCCACCCACCGTCATGAGTGTCCCCAGAGATGGGATGGCTGAAGGGAACACTCCCCAATGGTCGGAGCAACCCGATCCCAAAAAAGCCCCACAGCCCCTCCATTGGGGCTGTTTTTTGTCTTGACTACGGGTCATAAAGGCTTACCCTAGCAATTGACGGTCACCGTCTACTAGGGAGATGTTTATGAAGGACTGGAACTCCATCACCATCATCGGGTTCTGCGGAAGGGACCCGGAGATCAAGGAGACCAAGGGTGGCAAGGCTTGCTGCCGCATGTCGGTTTCCACCTCTGAATACTGGAACGATAAGGCAAGCGGGGAGCGCAAGTCCACCACGGAGTGGCACATGTGCGTGGCGTGGGAGAAGGTCGCCACCCTGATTGCCGCCCAGGGGATCAAGAAGGGCACCCGGGTCATGGTCAAGGGCAAGATGCACTACAACTCCTTCAAGAAGCAGGATGGGACCGACTCCAAGGAAGCCCAGATCCTGGTGGAGGACATCGGGGTGCTGGAGAAGAACGCTCCTACGGGTGGCGAGTCCTACACGGGGCCCCGGTCCAACGTGAAGGTCGTTGAGGATGATGACGATATCCCATTCTGAGGTCCCCATGATCATCTTCGACACGGAACACCGACTGCCGGAAGCCTTTGTCAAACAAGGGCTGGAATGGGCAAAAACCGCACGGCTATTCGGTGTTCCGGTCGAAGGCATGACCCGGGAGGAACTCAAGGCTTCCGTTTGCCAGGGCTGGAAGCGGTATGCGGAGATGGTCGGGGATCTGACCAAGGACCAGTTCATGGGCAAGATCGACCAGGGGCGCAGATAATGCCTTCCAAGGATGTCATCACCAAGAACATCCCCCACATCGAAGGCGAGTTCTGGCTCCCCTATGAGCCGGTAGCCAAAGGGAGGCCCCGGATGGGCAAGTGGGGTGCCTATACCCCCAAGAAGACCGAAGACGCTGAGATGTATATCAGGAACTGGGTAGCGGCTCACCATACCCTGCATGGGCCGCTACCCTATCCTCTGTCCATGGACATCACCTTCTTCTGCTCCGCAACCAAGGCTGGTTACCATGTCAAACGACCCGATGTCGATAACTTCCTTAAGCTACTGCTTGATGCGCTCGGCCCCAACAACCAGCGGCCTGGCCTCCTATACCTGGATGACGCTCAGGTCTGCGACATCCATGTCCGTAAGCTCTGCCATCCGATCCGGGGTATCTGGGTCAAATGGTCTACACTCCCTGACTACACCCCCGTTGACCATCCCATGACCAGGGAGTTGACCCATGCTGGAACGAAGAAAGCCTCACTTTTTGCCTAGGATTTTCTTTATCACCCTGCGCGACCTGAATTTCAAATTCAAACTCTGGATTACGAGGTGGTTGTGACTGAAGAAGGAAAACGGGAACACAACGACAACAATGCCAGGGCGACCGTCCAGATGGCGATGGAGCTATTAGGCCGGTGCCATGAGGACCGCGACCGTTATAGGGATGCCCTAGTCCGAAGCGATATTATTCTGGGGGAATCCTCCAGGAGCAACTACGAGTTGATCGTCAAGATGGAAGCTGTCCAGAAAATCATCAAGGCATCGTTGGAGTAGCCATGCATATCAAACTCAGTATGATCGTCAGGAATGAGGCCCATGTGTTGGGCCGGTGCCTGAAGTCGGTCCTCCCCCTGATCGACAGCTATCGGATCGTGGACACGGGGTCCACCGACAACACAGTCCAGGTCATCAAGGCTTGGCTTGGACACCTGGACGGGGAGATCCTGCACAGCCTATGGCAGAACGATTTTGCCTACCACCGGAACGAAGCCCTGCCGGAACCCGGAACCTGCGATTACGTCCTGATCATGGATGCCGATGACGAGTTGGTGGTCAACCCTGAACTGGATAAGGAAGCCCTGGAATTCGACTGTTACAGCATCGCAGACATCCAGCAGGGGATGATCAACTACAGGCCCCACCTATTCAAGCCGTTGCCTGGAGTCGAGTGGTATGGTGTGCGCCATGAGGATGTCTGGGGATTCCCGGTATCCCATCCCTTCGACCCGAAGGACATGCGGATCTACGTCAAGCATGAGGGGGACCGGTCGAAGAACCCGCGCCGGTTCCTGGATGATGCGGAGGCCCTGATCGAAGCCAGGAACAAGATCGACCGCGCCAATGACCACCGCAAGATGTATGACATCTACACTTCGCACATCGGCCAGAGCTTCTGTGATGCCAAGATGTTCGACCAGGGGATCAAGTATTTCAAGGAATACACCAAACTCACCAATGGCCTTACCAAGGATTTCCAGTATGGAGCCTACCTGAAGATCGCCGCCATGCTGGACGAGTCCCAGGAACCCCTGGAGAAGACCGTGAAGGCTTACAAGGCTGCCATCAAGTGCAACCCGAGCCGGATCGAAGCCTACACCCTGCTTTCCTTCTACCTATGTCGGGCTGGGCAGTTCCTGGAAGCCAAGAAGATCATGGGCAAGGCTGTGAAACTCCCGTTCAAGCTTGATGCCATCAACCAGATGACGGTCTGGTGGAGGGACCGTCAGGCCATCTATGACAAGATTTGTGAAACTGCCAAACTCCAGGAGGTCAAATGAAGTATATCGGAGACATCTCAAAGGAGGACGCGCATGTCCTGGGAATCCTGGGCAAGGGGGGACAAGTTCTGGAGTTCGGCATGGGTGGATCAACCCAAGTGCTTGCCCAGGTCGCTGAACATCTCATCTCAGTTGAGACCGATCCTGATTGGGTGGTGCGAACCAGAGGCAACCTTGACGCTCTGGGCATCGACCCGAAGAGGTATGACCTGATCCCCTACTTCAAATGGCCTGAGTTCGTGCGTCCCCTGAGAAAGAAGTTCGACCTGATCTTCGTGGATGGGGTGGACGAGATGCGCTTCCCCTTCGCCATCATGTCCTTCCCGATGCTGAAGGTGGGTGGGTTCATGTGCTTCCATGACACTCGGCGCACCCCCGACATGGCGAACTTCCTGAACACGGTCCTGAACTTCAAGGACGAGATCGACCACTCCAACCTGAACTGGAGGTCCAGCAACATCTCCTGCGCCCTCAAGAAAATGCCTGAACCCTATGTGGACTGGAACAAGGTCGAGAAGCGGGAGCCTTGGATGACCGGTGCCGTGCCTCCCCCCGCCGATTGGGTCAAGAAAGTGAAGGGTGTCCAGTGACTTTTATCGTCCGTCTTGTCGATGAGAAGGGGATCGAATCCTGCGGTTTCCACCTCCCCAACCAGGAGATGATGGAGGAATATGTGGCCTCCGTCATGGCCCATGTCAGCTTCTACGTCCAGCGCATCATGGTCTATGAGTCGGAATATGAGCCTAGGACACTCATAGTTGGAGCAACCTCTTTCCATGTGAGTGCAGACCGGATGCGGCTCTTCAAGGAAATCTATGTGGGCCACCGCCCCAAGGAAAAGTCTAGGCACTCCTTGCCTACTTGCGGAGTTTGACGCATCCTGGAGGTCAGAGGGTGTGCCATGTTGAGACCCAACGAACTGTTTGACGGACCAATCCTTGACCCGGAGGCTTTCGAGCGGGTCACCGAAGCCTTCAGCCAAGCCTCCAATTTCTTCTACCACGGCTGGGATGTTCAAGGGCAGGACCAGTATCCCGATTTCCCCCTCTGTGTCGAGTCCGACCAGGGGGGGTTTCTGGTTTGGATCGTAGGGGTGGTGATTGGCAACCGTCCCGGGAAAGCCTTACTGGTCGGTGCCACCAAGGTCCGTGGTTACAAGGACACCATCCATTCAGCCTTCGAGATCCTGCCGGGGATACCTGCCGGGATGGACGCAGACTCCAGGAAACACGCACTCCAGTCCTTACGCAGACGCATGAGGTTCGGGACCGTGATCCTGGCGAAGAAAGCCAAGTTGCTAGTGCATAACGACCCCTCCCAGGAGTACAACCATGGACTTCTACCCGCATTATCGAACCCCACACCTGACGATCAGGCGGGACGAAACGCAGTCCACGGTGCTGATCCAGGACGGGAGGTCCCTGCTGAAGGACCCGCTGCCGCCCGATGCGACCCTGGACGAACTGAGGAACGCTGCGACCACGGAAATCCTGACTTTAGTGGTGCGCGATCTGGTGGACCTTATCCCTCTCTTGAGGGAACACGATGTTGAGGCTCCCTACATTGAGATAGACGAGCAGGAGATGAAGGTGATCCGCAGGATGGCCTTCCTGCGAGGGCGCATCCTCTTCCTGCCGAAACAGACCGCCAGGAAGCTCGGGAAACGGATGTGGACTCAGGCCATGAAGAGCCCTTTCTTTAAGCCTGAAGAGTTTGAGGGGAACATGCCCAGCATGGTGGTCTTCTCTTGCGATTTCGTCTGCTCCCAACTTTACCCGCCGATCTACCCCGACATTTATGCCAATGGGCGCACGGGAGGGGGTAGGGGGTTCAACAAGGAGTCCGTCTTCGACCTGGCCTCCGACCGTGGCATCCTGATCTCTTCGATGCCCCAGCACCCCCTAGAACGCTATACACGGCTGACCCCCCTGGAAGAGTGCAAGCAGATTGGAGTCCCTGAAGTGAAAAACGACCTGGAACTGCCAGAGGACTTCGAGCCGGTCAAGGGGAGCGACTTCCCTATCGCCAGGGAAGCCCTGCGTGGCCAGAAAGAGGCTACCGGGGCCTTCATCAGTGACCGGACCTTCGATAACCTAATAATGCGGATCAATCGGGACGCACGGGAGAAGATCTATCGGGTGGGGAAGACCGCCATGAACCGTTTTGAGATGATGGCTTACATCCCCTGGGCCATCTCTGAAGGCAGGACTAGGCGCGATCTGTGCCAGGGCATCAATGGGTGCCCTTCCATGCTGGAGATTGCCAAGTGGGAGACCCTGTACCCTGACTTCAAGGAATCCCTACGTTTAGCGGAACAGGTCCAGGCCCATACCTTCATGGATCAGGCCCATGACATCGTGATGAACGTCCGTGCCGACAAGGACGAGATCGCCCAGGCGAAGCTCCAGAGCAACTTCCTGATGAAGAGGGCTGCCCTCCAGGACGAGAAGTTCCGCGACAAACAGGTCATCCAGACGGAGAACCTGAACCAGAAGAACGAACTGGAACTCAAGCGCACCCTGAAGATGCTGATCATGGGCCATGCCGAAGCCCTGGATGGGGTGATTGACGTAACCCCGAATGCCCCGGTCCCCGAAGGGGAGGAAGACGATGCCCAGGCATAAGAAAGCCCCCGAAGGGGCCTTCTTTTCTCGTCACAGTAGGTGGTGGCTAGTCCTCAGTGTCCTTCCCCTGGGGGTTCTGCGAGTTGCAGTTCATGCGGTTCATGGTTTCCGCATCCCTTTTCTGCCGTTCCCTGAAACGCCCCGCGATATTCACAGGATCCAGAGGGTCTATGGGGGAGGGTTCAGCCATGTGGCTGTGGACAACCTCTCCAGTCCGGGCGTTGTAGATGGTGACATTCTGGGAGGCAACATGACCACCCTTGTTGTCGCCTTGCAGGAACGGCTTGTGCATCTTCTTGGGGAGGATGCGGCACTTCAAATCTCGTTCAGGATCAAAGGGCATGGTATCCCTTCCTTTCAGGGACTACTTGTGGGGGTGCTTGTGGCTCTTGCCCTTGTGCATGTGGTGTTCGGGGTTGTGCTTGGCGTGATCACCACGGAGTTCGTGGGGATGGCCCTCACTGGTGTGGCTGTATTCGCTGGGCACACCCTCGTCCTTGCGTTCGCCCTCGCCCTTCTCACGCTTGGTATCGTGCTTGATGTGGGCAAACGACCCGCCCAGGTGACCCGCCTTGGCGTGGCCCAGGACATGCTCGGCGGGTTCGTGGAGAACATGGTCGATATGCTCCCCGATCACCTCGCCCAGGGGGCCGGTGAAATGCTGCGGGGGCAGAACCACAGCGGCCTCGGCCAGCGTGGAATGCCCTGCGGTGGTGATGGTGCCCTGCCCGATGGTCTGGTGATACTTGATCTCCAGCTTCTCCGCGACGGTTTTCATGGTTTCTCCCTTTTATGCCCGTAGTGGGCAAATTGTGCCCCATGCACAACCCCATGGTACGTCTTCCCTAGGAGCAGTCAAGTGAACGAACCCGCCCCACCCCAGCGCAGAAAGATGACAGAGGAAGAACTTGATGCCTACTTGGCAAAGATGTCGGCTCCCCAGGCCGCTGCGGCGGTCAAGGAGATGGAGGCCCTCCTAAAGAAGAAGCGGGAGGGTATGTTCTATACCTATAAGCCTCAAAACCATCAGATACCTATCCATAGCGACAAAAGGAAGATCGTAGAAGTCATGGGCGGGAATCGCAGTGGGAAATCGCATTGTTGCGGGTTCACCATGGCATGTCATATTTTAGGGGAGTATCCAGATTGGTGGCAAGGGCTTCGCCTAAATACCCCACCAGATGTCGGTGTTGTGTCTATCTCCACGGAACAGATGCGGAAATCGGCCCAGGTAAAATTAATGGGAGAACCACACGCCTTGGGCACTGGGTTCATCCCCGCCGACCGGATCATCGACAAGGCATGGCGTGGCGGCACCAACGGGTGCCTGGACTGGGTTCTGGTGCAACATGCCTCGGGAGGGGTCAGCCGGATCAATTTTATGACCAACGAGCAGGGGCAGACCAAGTTCATGGGTTACGCCTGGGACCTGTGCTGGTTTGATGAGGAACCCGACCTGAACATCTTCAACGAAGTCCAGATGCGTATGATCGACAAGCGTGGGCACATCATCATGTCCTTCTACCCCTACAATGGGACCACGGAACTGATCACCAAGCTGGACAACATATCGGGCGAATTCTGTGGGCATTACACCTTGTCGATGGAGGACAACAGCACCCTTGACCCGGAAGAGATCCGTATGCACATCGAATCCATGCCTGAATGGGAGAAGGAATCCCGTATCTATGGTCGCCCAGGAGTAGGCGAAGGCCGAATTTTTACCATGAGCCGCGATGAATATACAGTCGATCCGTTCGACATCGAACCAAACTGGAGGTGTATCGCTGGCCTTGATGTTGGTTTCGGACACGCCACCGGGGCGATTGAGATCGCCATTGATGACCAGGCAAATGTTGCCTATGTCTTCAGGGAATATATCAACAAGGGCAACCTGCCTATAGTCCACGCATCGGCCTTGCGTAAGTGGGGGGATGTCGAGTTCAAGATCGACACATCGGCGCACCGGAGATCCGCAACGGACGGGAAGAACCTGTTCCAAATGTATACGGACGAGGGCCTGAACGTGTCCAATGCCGACACTA